AACAAACTGTCCCAAAAGATGCGCCGCCGCGCAAGATACCTCCTTGGATACTCAGCAGCCCCCGTATTCATCAAACCTAACTTCGATAAGCGGCTACCAGAATGGCATCTCCGCAACCCCCTCGAAACCTTCGCATCCCCACTCACAGACCTTGACTTCCCTGTACCAGAAAACGTCATCTTCACCTACCACCGCACCTACCGCTGGCTACAACAAAACTATGGCTACATGGTTGACGGTATTTTGCGTGTAGGGACCCCGAAACGTGACACCATGTTCACCATTTTGGAATACGTTTGCGGATCAGAAATCGTTGTCGCTGTTCTAGGAGCAGACGAATCCCGCGACCCCGTATCAGGAATGGCCTACTCAGGAGTGCCAGTCGTAGAACTGTCCCGTATGCCTAACCGTACAGGGATGCCACTTGTTGTTATGCCGCAACGCATCACATTGGACCGCCCACAAGGACAGTTCGACAACATGATCGGCATGTACTACACCCGCGCCAGACTACAAGCCCTCACCGAAATCGCTATCGAACGAGGCATCTTCCCAGACGAATACCTTGTAGCCCGCCCAGGCGAAAACCCAGAAATCATCCAGATCGCTGACGGCAAAACAGGACAGTTAGGTGTCGTCAAAGGTGGCGACATTCAACAGTTGCAACAAAACCCAGGCTACAAAACAGATGTCGCTATCGACAGACTTGAACGCCAAGAACGTCTAGAGGGTGCTATCCCTGCAGAGTTCGGCGGAGAATCAGGAACAAACATTCGTACAGGACGCAGAGGTGAATCAATCCTGTCAGCAACAGTTGACTTTCGTGTGCAGGAAGCCCAAGACATTTTTGCTGCCTCACTTGTAGAAGAAGATAAAATTGCTATCGCCCTAGAAAAAACTTATTGGGGTAGCGAAGCCAAATCTTTCTTTATTCCTGGACGCGCAGGCGGAATCAAAGATTACACACCAAACAAAATGTGGGAAACAGACTTCCACTATGTTGCCTACTCAGCATCAGGATCAGACGTAAACAGTCTCATCATCGGGTTGGGTCAACGCCTTGGTACTGGTCTTATCTCGAAAGAATCAGCCCGCGAAGCCGACCCTCTTATCACAGACCCAGAGTTGGAACGTGACCGTATTGTTGCTGAAGGAATTGAATCAGCGTTGCTGTCATCTATTCAGGCACAAGCCGCAGACCCTAACGGTCCGTATCAGCCTGACGATTTGGCGTACATCGCAGAACAAGTTGTGTCTAACAAGATGTCGTTGCCTGAAGCAATCCAGTCAGCACAGATGCGCGCGCAAGAACGACAAGCAGCGGTGGCTCCTGCTGGCGCGCCTGAAACAATGCCAGGTTTAGCATTACCAGGTATGGGTGCGGAACAACCTGCGATGGCTGGACCTGCTGGCCCACCATCACTAGAATCATTACTTGGACAACTAGGTGGCGGTGGTATGCCACCAATGGGAGGGATGATCTAAATGGCTGAGCAATACCCAAACCGTTCTGACTTAAGAAACCCCGCACAAAAAGTAGCGAAACAGGTCGTACCAGGACAAACCTACGGTGAAGGTGCAGCACAGATGCGCGCGCAACAAGCAGTTCCTATGGGTTCTTCACCAACAGACATGGGTTCGCCACAAGTATCTGCACCACCAACACCAGGATCATTAGGCGATTTCCTTAGGCAAACAGAACGCCCAGAAGAAGAAGCAACATTTGGTTCTATTGTAGGTCCAGGTCCAGGCCCAGAAGTTTTTGGTGGGAACCCAGGCATCCCAGAACAATGGTCAAAAGTTGATTTAGTTCAAAGAGTACGAGCAGTTGCATCAATGTACCCATCTCCCGTACTGCTTGCTTTCTTGGCAGAATTGGAACAGTCATAATGGGCTACATCCAGCCAGAATTGACATACGATTTTGAAGAAATACTTGAATGGGACCGTCAAAATCAAGAACGTGTAGACACATACAAAACAATGTATACACAAGAAACAGCCGCAACATTAATTGACATGGCATCGCAATACCATTGGGTTAACCCACAAATTATTGCAACAATGGTTTTGACAGGAAACCAAGATTTACTAAACCCCATTGCTGTGCAGGCAGCGGAACGAATGGGAGAAAATGGTTTATCTCCAGCAGACCGCACCAGATCAGAACGAATCCTGAAAGCAATTGTGAACAATGCTGAAAGAGGCAAAAAATAATGTCTTGGAATCCTAAAGACTGGTGGGACAACGCCCAAGATTTATTAGAAACCATCAAAGACAACACCATTGACCCAGTTGTTGAAACTGGTCCTGGTAAATGGGTACGTAAAAATGTCACCGATCCTGCTTGGACAGAAATAAAAAAACTTTCAAGAACTGGTATTTCTATTGCCAACTTCCCTATCGAAGCAATGAAAAACTGGGCAGCGTTCGCTTACAACAACCCAATTATGAGGGCGGCTGTATTTAAACAATTTAAACAACCAAACAAATTTGAAAAAGCAGAAGCGTCAACCATAGATCAAATGTTTGGAATTGTTAGAAACACAACATTAGGTGAACAAGTATCAGACCTTGTAACAGGTAGACCAGTAGAACAAGGTCAAGGTCTTTTCCCCGCTGGTGCAAATGAGATAGAGGTATCACGTAGGAGAGCAGAAACATACCCTCGTATTCATGGTCAAAGTTATACTCTCGGAAGAGCGTTCACGTCACCCATTGTTGATACTGGGGTTATTGAACCAGGGTCAACACTTCATTCAATTTTTAGTGGGGGTATTGACGCAACGTACACAATGGCTGGAGACCTATTAAATTTTATTCCTGCTGGGACGGTTCTCAACCTTGGAGGGAAATTAGATATACCTTTAGCGGCAGGTGCAAGGGCTGGAGTAAAAGCCAAAGTAACGACAACACTTTCTCCTAAAGCAAGAAAAATACTTGAAGAAGCAGCAGCACAAGGAAAATTTGCTTTAGATGAAATAGGCGTTATCACCACCCCAACTGGAGAAGTATTTTCTGCTACAAACTGGGATGCCTACAAACTAACCCCCAAAGGTTCAAAGTTTATTGATAGTTTTGTTGGGGATAATTCTGGTACAGCAGCACAAATTTGGCGCGCTTCCGATGGGCAAATACCTCCAAGCACGGCAGTAAAACTTGCGGCAGCACAAACATACGACGAAGTAGTAGCAATTTTTGATGATGCTGTACGTTCAGGCGACCCAATGGCAAATGCCAATAGATATTCGCAATAGATTGATTGACGATCTTTTCAAAGCATTTGATTCACAAGATAATGAAACTGTTTTTGAATGGTTAAACAAATTTGAAGATACTGTCATTAGAGAAGCGTTCAAAGATTTTAATTTTACTGAAGAAGAACTTGTACGCATTACGTCCTGGCGTAAAGATTTCGATGCACAGTTAGCAGAATTTGTACAAAACGAAATGGGGGCATCCGTCCCACTACCTTGGCTTCTTGGTGCTGGCGGTAATGAGGGGTATGGTCCTCTATACATTTACCAAATGTTGAAAATGAATCCTATTCTTATTGACCCAGAGGATTTAAAATTCCTGATGGATAGGGCAGGTTCGATAAGGAAAAAATTAGAAAAGTCCCGTCGCAGGGTTATTGATACAGAACTTGTTCCCCGCCCAGGTGGGAAAGTGGAAGAAGTAATCACACAAGTTGAACCAACTCTTGTAGACCCGCTTATGAAAACAGTTGATGTTTCTGGGGATGTAATTGATTTTATTCAATCCAGAATTTGGAAAAGCAACATTTTGATGCGACCACGCTATCTAATCCGTGCTTTACCAGAAGAAATGGCTCGTGTTTATTTGACAGGGATGATTGAACATCCAGGTGCTTACATGATGCAAATCATGTTTAATAAAGCATCAAAAGATGTTTGGGGTAATACAATTGTTACTGCGCGTACTGCTGCTAAAGCAAGCGCAGAGGTAAGGGACCTTGCCAGAAGGGTAGACATTTATAACGACATAATTAATGCTGGTGGTAAGAAGTACCGTAATCTAGATGTTTTTGCTTTACGCACTACTGCGTTACAAAGAATTGATGAACTAAATAAAACTCTTGAAGATTTTGATTTTCGTATACAGAACGAATTGCCAACAGTTGATGAAGCGTTAGTTGGTGCTGTTCCCGATGCCGCTAAAAGTTTGATGCTTGATCCTGCAGCGATGTCTGCGGTTGCCAAAAAATACTACCCAGCAAAAGTTCAAAAAGCCCGCGATCCTATTGCTTGGGGTAAAGCGATGGCTGCACAAATAGCCCCTCGTGCTTCAAGCCCAGATGTTCAGGCTATAGCCAGGGCAACACTTGATGGACAAACATCAGACCAAATTGCTAATAGGTTTTTAAATGGCGACCTCAAACCAATTCTTGATGATTACTTAAAGCGTGTTGGTAACAAAAATAAAAACTATGTATGGGACTTTGATGGCGTAAGAAACTATGTAGCAAAAATAGTAAACGATCTTGAAATGTATTCAATGGGTGACGGTCTTATATACGAAATTTTTGCTACTGGAAAATTCAACGACCAAATAATTTTCGGAAACAACTATTACAAGTCAGGCGACATTGTAAGAGCAAACAAAGAGTTAGCAGACTACCTAACAAAAATACACGTCAGTAACCCTATTTCCCCAGACAACATCGCGTATTGGCCTTCAGTTTTTGAAGGGACAGAACAATCAGCAAACGTATTAGAACTATACGAGAAGTTTCTTTCATGGGGATGGGGGAATCTTTACGGACTCCCATCAGATGTTCTTTCACGCAACCCACTCTGGAACTATGCCCGCTGGCAAAGAGTTCTTGAACTTATGCCAATTATGGATTACGACGAAGCCCAAGCAATTTTAAAAATGGCTGTAGATGAGGACCTTCCAAGAGCCTTAGTAGATGACATGCAAGTTGTCGCTAAACGAGCAGCAGGAGAATTGAATCGTGAAGAAGTAGAAATACTTTCAAGCCAATTCGCAACAAAATACACACAGAACGATCTTTTTTCCGCTGCTAAAAAATCACGTTTTGGTGCATCACATAGAAAAGTATTTGTTTTTTACGACGCTTTTCGTGAATTGTCAGCATCGGCAATGAAGATGTTTATGAACCCTAAGTTCATGCACAAAGCAGATTTAGTTCTAGGTGAACTACGGCAAAACACAGAACTCCCAGGTTCTATTGACCGCGACGGCGACGGTAAAAAAGACCCTTGGCTTTACCGCGATCCAGTATCAGGTGACGAAATGTTTGCTATCCCGATGCCTGGTTTCCTATTTAAAGAATGGAAAAAGAACGGGCTAGACATCCAATTCGGTAACACGTTGCCAGGTCTTTCAATGGTGACAACCCTTTACCCAAGCCTGGGACCTGTTATTTCATGGCCTCTATCAAAGATTTTACCCAATACACCAGAGTTCGATAGTTGGAGAAAAGTCATATCACCTTACGGGATACCAGACATTTCCGATCCTTCAATACTTCAATTCTTTATTCCAATTTTAGGTAATCAACAATTCCAAATGTTTGCTGGTGCTTTAGGTTTAGAATGGTTTTCTTCTTTAGAAGATCGTCAAAAATACAATCAAATCTTTTTACGTGCGTTAGCAGCAACTTCGTCGTCAAAAGATTACGACCCAGTTACTCCAGGGGTTCAAAGCCCTACTGGTTTTGAATCAATGAAACAATGGGAACAAGACGCTAAAGAATTAGCAACCAAAATTTATGGAACACTTGGTATTGCTGGTGCTTTTATGCCTGGCGCGCCTATCACCCAATGGTATGCAAAAACCAAAAACGGAACAGTTCTTCTTGGTGTCTTGACTGAACGATGGTCAAAGATAAACGAAGAAGGCGATAAAGAAGGTCTTGACTTCCAAGATAAACTAGAAGCCTTTGTAGAAGAATTCGGTTCAGAAGCGTTAATCGCTTTCCTGCAACCAGTAACAGATCGACGCATTGTTGGTTCAACATCAACAAAAGAATTTGATAACTGGTATAGAAACAATAGGGAAGTAGCCAGCAAATACAGTGAAGTAAGTGGTTATTTTGCTCCTCGTTCCAGCGAACTTGACCCTGATATTTGGTTTGTGCAAAAACTAAGCGGAGATGTCAAATACAAAGACCCTAAAAAGTTTGCTCAAAATGTTCAGTCAGCAATGGCAAACTATGTTTACAATAAGAATTTACGTGTATACATGAATTCAATCCCACCCGACGAACTTCAATTAAAGTCAGTACGATCCGCAATAACTTCTTATAAACGCGATCTTCAAGAAGCGGTCCGTGAAGCATACCCAGACTGGGATAGGGCAACAGCCGCTACATTGGCTAGAACTGAACGCTTAAAGCAAATCACCGCTGCCCGTTCCATGATACAAGAACCATCATTGGCTGATAATGAGGTGGTAATCGCCGCTAAAGAATACTTTGAGGCGAGAGATGCCAATGTTGACTACGCTATTGCCAACACCCCAGGCGTTCGTAAGGATAACTGGTGGCGTGACTCAAAGAAAACAGAAACCTTGCGCCTTGTTCTTTGGGAAAAAGGTGAGGAACTAGCCGAAAAATACCCACAATTTGTGAACCTGTGGCAGAATGTTTTGTCACGAGAATTTGTTTCTTTGGATACTGAGGAATAATTATGGCTACACGTAAACAAACAAAACCAATGGAAGGCGAGAATCAGGGACAGCCCTCCCAGCCAACTTTGCCTGCTCCACAGACATATCCCCAACCATCTTCACAACCTTCCACCACTAATAATTCTCAGCCAAGTGGAGATAAAGTTGACCCGAGGCTTATAAATGGGACAAACATTTATGGCACTCTCCCTGAAGGCCAAACCTACAAATACGCTCTTGGGGTAACAGGACGCAAAATCTTTGACGACAAAGGGAACATAGTCCGTTATGAAGGATACCGTGTAGCCTCACAACGTCCTTCTCCTTGGGGTCCAGGAATGTTAAGCGGGATCCAAACACCTAAGTATTTCGCTGGTGACGAGGATGCTGTTGGCTATATGCCAATGGAACAGTTAATAAACCTTCAACGCGCCATGAACCAAATCGGTTTGCTTTCTGATAATTACTCAATAGGGATGGTTGACCAACCAACTCGTTCAGCGTTCACAAATCTTTTGGAAACCGCTAACTTTTCTGGGGAGGACTATGAACAAACAATCCTCAGGATGGCTGCTGTTGGCGGATCAAGGCGCGGAAGCCTAACCCAATACAGGGTAAGCAACCCTGACGATGTTAAATCAGTCATCAATAAAGTTGCTGAACAAACCATTGGTAGAAAACTTCAAGAAGGCGACCTTGACAGAATGGCTCGTTTGTTCATTGAAGAAGAACGTAGGTCTGCGACTAGCGGTAGTGCAGAAGTTGTTTCAGCCCCGAATGTTCAAACATTTGCTGAACAACAACTAGAGGCTACTATGCCTGAAGAAACCCAGGCCCGACAATTCGGTTCATATATGGAAGCAATCAAAGGTAAATACGGTTTGTAATGGCTACCAAAAAATTAACTCCAGAAGAAAAAGCAAAGAACGCCCGCCAAAAGAAGCGTCGTGAACGTCAGGTTCTTAGCGGTGCTGTGGTTGAACGCGCTAAAAAAATCTACGGTTCTGTAGCAAATCTCTACAACATCCCAGAAATCAAATCTTTGATTGATGAGGCTTATGTCTCTCAGTTAACCCCAGAAGAATTTTTGCGTCGCCTAGATCAAACAGAATGGGCTAAGTCCAGAACACAGGCTCAAGAAAATTACGATGTTCTTTTGTCTACTGACCCCACCCAAGCAGATGCTTTAGTGCAATCGAACTCGGCAATTGTTCGTCGTATCCTTACCGCTAAAAACATTTCAGCGTCAGATGAGGATGTCCGTCGTATCGCTGAAACAGGTACACGCAACGGCTGGACACAATCAGAGTTTGATGAGAACGCCCCACTAGACGTAATGGTTTCTTCCCCAAGTGCAGGGCAAGCAGCCCCACAAAAAACCGATCTACGCGCTATCGCTAAACAATACGGTGTGAAAGTATCTGATTCTGTTATTGATTCATACACAAAAGACATTGTTTCAAATCGTAGAACAGCGGAACAATTTGAAGAAGAAATGCGCCAATCAGCAATTACTCTTTACCCATCTATTGCAGAACGGTTGAAAACTAGTACCTTTGAAAACATAGTTTCTCCATACAGAAACATTTACTCAGAAGTTTTGGAGACTGGGCCAGATGAAATTGATTTCTCTAAACCAGAATATTCAGTTGTGTTTAATGCGGGTGATCCTACAAACCCACGCATGATGAACGCTTTAGAATTTGCTACCTATCTACGTAAAAAACCTGAATGGCAAAACACTCAAAATGCTTTCAGGACTTATTCACAGGCTGCTCAGGCTTTGGATAAAATCTTTGGAGGAACACGGTAATGGCAGCATCAGACCTTCTCAAAGCAACAATTCGTAGGTTTCGTTTAAACCCTGCGGATGAACAGGCGGTGTTTAATTTTTTTGATGGGAAACTTTCTGATCCTTCATTTGAAACAAACGAAACCGTGATACGTTACTATGTTGAGCAAGACCCAACAATCACGGAAATCTTTGACCGACGATTTGCAGGAAACAAAGCACTACGCGAAGCAGGAAAACCAGAATACTCCTACTCAAACTACATTGCTTTAGAAAACGAAATGCGTGACGATCTTCGAGATGCAGGATTTCCACCAGGGTTTTATGACGATACTGACTCCCTATCGAAACTAATCGGTGGAGAAGTATCACGCCAAGAACTACGCGACAGATCCTCAGCCGCCTATACCGCAGTACGCCAAGCAGACCCAGGCACAGTCGCAGAACTACGCAACCTCTATGGCATCACCCAAGGCGAACTAGCCGCATACTACCTAGACCCACAAAAAGCAGTAGACGCAATTGGGCAACGCCTGACAGGGCAAGACCTTATCCGTCGTACCCAAGCAGCACAAATCTCAGCACAAGCCCGTCAACAAGCGAACATGGGGCTTACCGCGCAACAAGCAGAACAACTTGCTGCTCAAGGTGTAAATCAAGAAACAGCCCGCCAAGGATTTGGACAACTACAACTAGAACAAGGTTTGTATCAACCACAAATGCGAGGCGAAGAAGTCATCGGACAAGAAGAACAAATCGCAGCAGCGTTCGGAACCTCAGCAGCCGCAGCACAACGAGTAGCAACCCGTCGCCGTCGCCGCCAAGCAAGCCTGTCGTAAGACAAAACTTTGTGGTACTATACAAACGATCCCGATGGGAGGAACCTGAGTCATCGCCCCCCGAATGACCAGCGTACATATGGGGTGTAACAAAGTAGCCACCACAATCCTCCGTTGTGGTGTGGACACTAAGGAGAGTGCCATATGTCAGAGTACGACGAGTTCTACGACGACGACGACCAGCCAGAAACATCCGACACACAGAACCCCGTTCGTGCAAGGATGAAACAACTGGAAAAAGAAAACCGTGAGTACAAAAAAATGCTTGCGGAAACCGAACAGGTCAAACGAGAATTGGCTTTTGCGAAACTTGGAGTTGACTCCAACGATCCAAAATTCAAATACTTCGTGAAAGCCTACGACGGTGAACTTTCTCCAGAAGCAGTACGGCAGGCGTTAGAGGAGGCACAACTGATTACACCCCAACCGTTAGTGGATGACAGCGAACGACAGGGCTGGCAGCAAACCAACAAGGTAGCCGCTGGATCTGAAGTAGCACCACCACCACCGTCCTGGGTGAAACGTATTCAGGAAGCCAACAGCGAACAAGAACTTTACGCAATCTTTGACGAGGCACACCAACAAGGAATAGACCTCTCAAATCTGTAAAGGATAAAACACAATGGCTGACTACTACGCAGCAGAGACAGGCACAGGAAACCTGTCCGTTGACCAGACCGCGTTTGAAAAGATGGCGTACTTCGCCCTCCGTTCAGAAATGTACTTCGACCAGTTCGCAGACGTTCAAGCAACAAACGCAACAAACCCAGGTGCAACCGTAACCTTCACCATCTTCCAGGACCTCGCCGCTGCAACCACCCCATTGGGTGAAGCAGAGGACGTAACACCTGTAGCGATGAGTGACTCACAGGTTTCTGTAACACTCAACGAATACGGTAACGCAACCGTAACCACAGCGAAGTTGCGCGCAACATCGTTCCTCCCTGTAGACCCTGTAGCAGCAAACGCTGTCGGATACAACGCTGGTTTGTCAATCGACACCATCGCCCGTGCAGCAGCACAGGCTGGAAGCAACGTCATCTACGCAACGGGTGGAGCAACCGATCCATCAAGCCGCACAACCATCAACAGCGATGACATCCTCACCGCAAACGATGTGCGTCGTGCAGTCGCACAGTTGCGTAAGGCAAACGTCCCAACATTCGGCGGTCAATACGTCGCAATGATCCACCCAGACGTTTCCTACGACTTCCGTTCAGCAACCGACGCAGCAGCATGGCGTGAACCCGCCAACAACGTAAACCCTGCAGGTATCTACACAGGTGAAATCGGAACCTTTGAAGGTGTCCGTTTCATTGAGGCTCCACGCGCGCCTTTGTTCGCAGACGCATCAGATAACTCTGGTTCGGCTGGAAACATCGACGTATACGGCACACTTATCATGGGCCGCCAAGCACTCGCCAAAGGCATCAGCCTCGGTGGAGAGTACGGCGCGCAGCCATCGATTGTGTACGGCAACGTGACCGACCTTTTGCAGCGTTTCCGTCCAGTTGGCTGGAAGCACTTTGTTGGTTACGCAGTTTTCCGTCAGGAAGCATTGCGTCGCATCGAATCAGCATCAAGCATTGGTGCAAACTCCTAGTCCTACCCGACATAGGAAATAGCGAAGCCCCCTACTTCGGTGGGGGGCTTTTGCTATTCTGCTAACTGTTATGGCAACTTTTCGTCCACCCACCGACCCGTTCGTAACATTCGATGATGGTTCAGGTGGAGGTATTTTTTCGTATCTAAAAGGGTGGCCTCGTGGACGTAACGTATTCAAAATGACAGACGGATCATTTCAAGAGAACCAACCATCAGACATGGATACTGTTGCTATCATCTATCACGGCGGTCACATCCACGAGTTGACCGCTGAAGAAGAAGCAGATTTGATCGCGGCGGGATACGGGGATTACATTGAAGCATAGAGAAAAACATCCACAAGATGTTGAAGGGTGTTTCGGTTGCAAAGTTTTAGGGATAAACATGGGTGCGAACAGCACCACTACCAGGGGAGCGAAGGTTGCGGAAATTAATCAGAGGGCTAGCAGTTGGGATAAAGACATGCCAGCCTATAAGCGACTTCGTAAGGAAGGTTTGCAGCCCCGCAGTATTGATGGTGCAGCGCGTCTGGAATCAACTGCCAAATCGGAGGCCCAGGTAGAGAGCCGTGTCGATATCGAGTCACTTGTGAAGCGTGGTGTCGCTGAGTGAACTACCAGAACTGGTATGGGTTGATGGACACCCGTTACGGGTATGGTCGCCATGCGTCAGGATTTATTTCTAACGCCCCAAAAACTGTGCGGTTCGATCCTAAAGCATCTGTCTCCGTCTACTTCGGATTACCGCGTGACAACAAAGGTTGGTGGGAAGGTGCATGGAAGTCGGTGTTTACGATGTGGGAAACCGACGAGTTGCCATCATGGTTCGTTCGGTATCTTCCCCTGTACGACCAGATAGTTGTACCATGCAAACATAATCTGGAATTGTTTTCTCGGTATCACAACAATGTTTCACAGGTGCATGAAGGTGTTGACCGCAAAATCTTTTACCCTCGGGATGTCCCAAGATTGGACAGATTCCAATTTAGGGCTGCGGGTTCGTTGTGGCGACGCAAAGGATTAGACATACTCGTAGAGGTGTTCAACAAGTTGGGTTTGCCTGACGCTGATCTCACCATCAAGGCTGCACCTCACGCCCATGATGTACCCACAGGAAAACTAGGCGACAACATTTATTTAGAACGCAGATGGATGTCAGAGGAAGAACAATGCCAATGGTTTGCTGAAGCAGACTGTTTCGTTGCCCCTGCTAGAGGTGAAGGTTGGGGTCTGATTCCGACCCAGACAATCTCTATGGGTATCCCCACTATTGTGTCGTTGTCGTCGGGGCAGTTAGAGTTTGCTCACATGGCTACAGGTACGGTGTCCTGTCGTAAGACATTGGCTGACAACGCCCCGCTTACCAAAGAGTTTTCGTGGCAGAAAGCGGTCAAGCAACTACTGTCCGTACTGCCAGAAGGTGAACTGCTGGACACAGACAAATGGACCCCATCATTTGCTTACGTCACAGTTCGAGCGTTGAAACCAATCAAAGCAGACATAGCCAACGCCCACATACGCCAACCGAAAGATGCTATTTTTGAGGTTACTGATGGACAGTATCAAGTGCTGTACGACTCTGGATCGGTGGAACTCGCATGACAATCAACTATCGCGGCGAAAAGTTTGCAGGCTACAACAAGCCCAAGAGAACCCCTGGACACCCCAAAAAGTCCCACGCCGTCCTCGCGAAAGAAGGCGATCAAGTGAAGTTGATCCGTTTCGGACAACAAGGCGTAAGCGGCTCCCCTAAGAAAGCAGGGGAATCAGAATCGTACCGTAAACGCCGTGAATCTTTTAAGGCTCGTCATGCTTCGAACATTAAGAAGGGCAAGATGTCTGCGGCTTATTGGGCGAACAGAGAGAAGTGGTAGTATACAACCGCTATGGCTGCCCCCGCACGACAAGACCTCACAATCACACGAGGCGATACGGAAACTATCGCTGTCACCATCACAACTGATGGCACTACCCCTGTAAATATTGCTGGTAGAACATACGCTTCTCAGATGCGTACCACCCCAGACATTGCTGCTATCTCTGCAACCGCTACCTGCACCATCACAGACGCAGCCGCAGGGGAACTATCTGCTGTGTTTTCTGCTACAGCCACCGCAGCGTTAGACCCAGGAATGTATTATTGGGACCTGCAAGAAAACGCTTCAGGGACAATCTCCACTATCTTGTCAGGGACAGTAACCGTTCTCGCAGATGTCACGAGGTAGCGCATGGCTACCACCCTTGTAACAGTTGTCATCGACAACGAAGCCGCTGTTGTCTACAAATCTAATAATGCTTTTGTTGTAGCAAACGAGGACCCTACTTCACCGCTACAAATCGGTAATCAGGTAACGATTGTTACTACAGATCAGTCTGGCCCTGCTGGTCCTCAAGGCGCGCAAGGCGCGCAAGGTGCTACAGGTAGTCAAGGTGCTACAGGTTCGCAAGGTGCAACAGGCCCTCAAGGTTCTACAGGTCCTCAGGGTTCTCAAGGCGCGACTGGTTCTCAGGGTAGTCAAGGCCCGCAAGGTCCCCAAGGTGCGACTGGTGTTCAAGGTCCTCAAGGCGATGTCGGACCTCAAGGTTCTCAAGGGCCGCAAGGCGTTCAAGGATCTCAAGGTTCTCAAGGATCAGTCGGTCCACAAGGTCCACAGGGAGCGACTGGCGCGCAAGGCGCAACTGGTCCCCAAGGCGATATTGGACCACAGGGTCCCCAGGGCGATACAGGTCCACAAGGTAGCCAAGGTCCCCAAGGATCGCAAGGTCCTCAAGGACCTCAAGGGGATACGGGTAGTCAAGGTCCGCAGGGTCCACAAGGTGATCTTGGACCTCAGGGAGCCACAGGTCCTCAAGGTCCTCAGGGTGAAGGTGCTACGGGTACATCGTTTACTTGGAAAGGTACATGGAATTCTTCAACAACGTATGTGTTGAATGATGTTGTTGAATACAACGGGGCTTCATACATTTGTATTATTTCTAGCAGTTTTAATACTGCTCCTCCTCTTGTAACTGACTGGAATCTTGTTGCTGATAAAGGCGCGCAAGGCGCGCAAGGATCACAAGGACCGCAGGGTGATACAGGCCCTCAAGGTGCTACTGGACCTCAGGGTGCTACTGGCGCGCAGGGTCCACAAGGTGATACAGGACCTCAAGGTGCGACAGGACCTCAGGGTTCGCAGGGACCTCAAGGTAGTCAGGGTCCACAAGGTGATACAGGACCTCAGGGTTCGCAGGGACCACAGGGGCCACAGGGACCTCAGGGTGCTTCGGGTGTTGCTGGTGCGTTGAATGATTTGTCGGATGTGACTATCACGGGGACACCTGCGAATGGGCAGGCTCTTGTTTATAGTTCTGGGACGAGCCAATGGATAAACTCTACTGTCTCTACTAATCCGATGAACGATTCAAAGTTTACTGCGATTATTACAACTGATCAGATTGTGTTTACGAATACTTCTGGTGTTGAGGCGTTGGTGTATTTCGCTATTGGTACGGCTGCGACTGCTAGTAATCGTGTGTTTTCTGCGTTGCCGATTGCGAAAGATGACACGGTGGTGTTTGATACTGCGCTTGTGGTTGACGCTGCTGAGACGTTTCAGGGTTACGCTGATCGTACTGGTGTGAATGTGACTGTTGTTGGTTGGGAGAAGGAAGTCTGATGGGGATTAGTTCGGGGCTTGGTGGCACGGTTGGTGCTGTTCCTGCTGGTGGTGTGATGCCGTTTGCTGGTTCTACTGCTCCTGCTGGTTGGCTTCTTTGTTATGGTCAGGCTGTTAGCCGTTCACAGTATGGCGAGTTGTTTGCTGTGTTGGGGACTTCGTATGGATCGGGTGATGGTTCTACTACGTTTAATCTTCCTGATTTGCGTGGTCGTGTTCCAGCAGGTTTAGATAACATGGGGGGTTCTGATGCTGGTCGTCTTGATTGGGCTAATACTTTGGGTACTAGTGGTGGTACACAGACGCATACGCTAACTAGTGCTGAGTCTGGTTTGCCTGCACACAGTCACACAACAAAAACTATTTCTAATCTTGCGAACAACAATGGTTTGTGGCATAACAATGCAGACACAGTTGCTGGTGGCGACGGTTCTACTGGTGGTGGTCTTATTACGGTGGCTCAAAATGCTGCTGCTAATGCTTCTTCAGCCCACAACAACATGCAGCCAACACTTCTATTGAATTACATCATCAAGGCATAACAATGGGCATCTCAAACATTGCTTCTAACTTGCGTCCTGGTATCTGCACTTCTAGCACACGCCCTACCACCCCGTATGAGGGTCAAGTCATCTACGAGACTGACACGAATCGGACGTTGGTGTGGGATAACGCTGCATGGATTTCGTTAGCGCAATCAGGTGGCGCAGGTCTAGTCAAAATTATTCCTACAGTATCTGGTACTGGTGCAAGCGTAGATTCAACTGGAACAATAACAGTTTCATCAGGAACAACAAGTTTTACTGTTATCGATGCGTTTAATTCCAATTTTGAAGCATATGAAATTGTTGTAAGTGATTTAACTTTAAGCACAGATGCTGGTATTGCAATGCAATTACGAACATCAACTACTACAAGCACAACAGGTTATTACTATATGGCTTCATATGGTGCTGCTTTTTATAGTGGTTCAGGACTAACAACGACATCATCAGCCAATCAAACCAGTTGGGATTTATTTACATTGGCTGGTTCTGGTGGTGGAGGTGGAGCAAGATTCACATTGGTTAATCCGTTTTTGTCTAAAAAAACAACACTTTCAGGTGGTTCAACAGATGCACGGAGTACAGGCAATGCCCGTATGCCTATTACTGGTTTTCATGACCCATCAACTTCGTATACTTCATTTGTTCTATCAAGTGCTGCGAACTTCACTCGTTGTCGAGTTTCTGTGTACGGTTACAACCAGTAAAGGGAACTATGGGTCTTTCTAACTATCTCCCAAACAGTCGCCTCGCACAGCCAGGTGTGTGTACCTCGTCTACCCGTCCCGCGTCACCGTATGAGGGGCAGGTTATTTATGAGACTGATACGGACAGGGTGTTGGTGTATAACAATGCTGCGTGGGTTGACCCGTCAACAGGGAAAACAGGACGTTCAGGGTTG